AATGGGATGATTCAGATGCTGCGGCAGATCAACAAAGATCCGCTGCAGCGACTGGTTGCCGAGGGAGTGATTACTGGGGAAACCCGGATGCAAATGCTGGGCAGGTTCAAGGCACGGGCTACCGAGCAGGACATCATGAAGGAGTTGCGCAGCCAGGCACGGATGGGCTACCCGTTCATCGACTCTAAGGGAACCCGTGTTCGTCTCGCACCCATCGACATTGACGAGTTCTCACCGGACGAGTTGGACAAGTGGCTTACCATGCTGTTCGACACCTACATCAGCGGTAACGTGAACACGATCGCCGGCAACCTGCCCGAGTTGTATTTCATGTCTGCGTTTGGCAGGGTTGCGAAGAACACCGATCAGGGCACAATGCTGCGCACAACTGAGCGCCTTGAAGATCTACAACTTCCGCGCATGACGGATAGCGCCAAAATCGGCGGGATCGTAAAGATGCCGGACGGCAAGGGCAGGGGAATCATTCTCGATATTGACTTTGATGCACGCACTGCGGACGTGGTCCACGTGTTTGACGAAGACGCGTTCAAAGGCATGATGGGCAGCAGAAATGCGACCAGACGCATCCGTCAAATGCCTTTGTGGGACAAGGCTACCAAGCAGGGTGTTCCCGAGTACGTCACCCGTGAAGTGCAGTACGGAAACAAGATGGACGCCAACTGGTTCAAGTCGGCGCAAGAAGACCTGGACAAGGTTACTGACTTGTTTTTCGGAACTTTCTACGACAAGAAGTACGTCAAGGTGTTTGAGCGAAGCCCAACGTATAGGCAGTTCTATTACGAAGCCGTTGGCCAAACCATTGATCGTGTGGATCCAGAATCAGCGCAGCGTCTTTGGACGTCTTTGCTGAAGAAGACGGAGAAGGACGGGAAGAAGTCGGTCGCCGAGTATTTGGGTGACGCCGAGACTGCCGCAAAGATTGAGGCTGCAGCAAAGGGTGGTGCTGGCATCAAGGGTGGGGCCAACATGACGGACATTGATGACTATGCCCGCATGTATGCCTTGGCGAGGGCTAAGGAACTTCTTTACAACGGTGCAGAGCGGAACAACCTTGTCGACATTATGCGTGTCGTCGCACCGTTCGCTAATGCGTGGCGTGAAGTTCTAGGCACTTACATGACCCAGTTTGGTTCTGACTCGATCCGAATGGCCCGCAGTGCGCAGCGCGTGTACACCGGAATGTCAGAGGCTGACCCAGATCAGGATGGACGGGGGTTCTTCTACAACGATCCTCGTAGCGGTCAACTGATGTTTCAGTTCCCGGCGTCCGGACAGATTATGAATCTGGCGTTGCGTCTTGCCGGTGGTGATGGAAGCGTGCCAACAGTGAACATCAATGCCCCGGTGAAGCAGTTGTCGCAGGGATTGAACGTGTTTCCGGCGCTTGGTCCAATGGCTCAGTTCGTTGCCGGTTCGGTGTTGCCAGACAACTCGGATTGGCACGCAATCAAGACGGTGTTGCTGCCCTATGGGGAGCCGGGGATTGTGGAGACGATCAACCCGACGCCGGGTTATATAAAAAAGTTGGCGGAGGCGCGGAATGCCGACCCGAACAAGACAGGCACGACTTTTGCTAACACGTATATTGAGGCTGCCCGTGCACGCATGGCGAGTGGCAACTACGACATCAGCACGGATGAGGGTCTGGCCAAGTTGAAAGAAGATGCCCGTGCCGATGCGCGGATCATCGTGGCAATGCGCGCCTTTAGCCAGTTCCTCGGACCGACCGCTGGCCGTGAGGAGTTCACCGTCCCGACGGAGCGCGGCGACGTGATCGTCGGCGAGGCGTTGAAGTTCTTCCAGGAACTGCAGCAGGATGACTACGACACGGCGGTCCAGAGGTTCGTTGCGACCCTGGGCGAGGACATGCACCTGTATGTGGGTTCCAAGGCGAAGGCGATGGAGGGCGGCCTCCAGACCACCAAGGAGTTCGGCCTGTGGCAGTTGGACAACGCGGATCTGATGGAAGGCAAGTACAAGAGCGTTGCCGCCTACTTTGGTCCGACCGGGGATTCGGACATGGATTTCGACGTGTACAACTCGCAGATCAACAAGGGTTGGCGTACCAGGTTGACACTTGACGAGGTGGTTGAAAGCGCCCAGAAGCGGATTGGTTCTGCTTTGTATGCGGATGCCCGCCGTGTATTCGGGCCGTATAGGAGCGATTACCAGAGCGAGATTCTTAGGAACTACAGGGCAAGTCTGCATGAACGGTTCCCGGGGTTTCCCAAGTATGTCGAGTTCACGACCAACAAGTTGGAGAATCAGATCGAGACGCTCAGGGAAATGGTTGGTTCACCACGGTTTGCGGACAACCAGTTGACTGCAGATTTGAAAGCGTATCTGAATGCCCGAGAGGAAATCAAGTCGCGAACTGGAGCGACTGTCAACCTGGCTGGCAAGAAGCGTCAGCAGTATCGGGAATCGCTTTTCGTCTATGGGGAGTCGCTGGCTAAGAAAAACGAAGCGTTCAAACGTATTTGGAATAGACTTCTCGTTCAGGAAGTGGATGACTGATGGCTGACGAAGACGATAAGAAGAATCCAGATCTGACCGTTGATACGGCGGCATCTGGCGGCACAGAAATTGTGTATGCGGATCCGTATCCGCGACCTACCCGGCTGATCAATAACACGCCAGATAACTATTCGCTGGCCACTCAGGGTGGGGCGGATCCGTCTGCGTTTGTTGTACTGCCTAATGGCAGTGTCAGGTACAACGGACCATTGCTTGTTGACGAAAACAACAATCTCACACCCCAGACCGAATATGACGGGGATACACCGGGCTACACGTTTGTTGACTTGTCTCGCAACCCTGCTGGCATTCAGTCCTTCTTGACGTTCTTGCACGACTACAACTATTACGGGTCAAACAAGCCAAGTAGTCAGGCGATGGCTGGCATCGGAATGACGAACGCGGACGAAGCGGCGATGATGAACTTCATGTCTATGGCTCGCTACAACGGCAAGACGTGGAAGGCGTACATGTCCGATGTGATGCGAAACCCGAAGCCCAAGATGTTGGGTACGGGTGGCAGGACGGTGTCGGTTACGGCTCCGGAGGACATTGCCCGCCAGTACTTGGATGCAACGTACAAGATTCTTGGCCGTCCGGCAACTCAGCAGGAGATGCAGTCTGCAATTACATGGGTGCAGAATCAGGAACGTCAACGTGCTGCTGGTGGTCGGGTGGATGCTGCGACTTTGGCCAGTGCCGCACAGTCGGCTGCCAGTCAGGCATCGCCTGGTGAGGCTACGGCCCAGAAGGTTGGGTCGGCAATCAACGCAATCATGAACTTGCTGGGTGGCCGCTAATGGCAGCAAAGAAGAAGAAGCCGACTGGCATCAAGCCTGCAACCAAGCAGGAGGATTGGCGGGCGCTGTTTGTTTCCAAGTTTCCGCAGTACGCGAAGATCATTGACGGCGGTCAGGGTGAGGCGGATGCACGGGCACTGTTTGGAAACGAACTGGTTGAAATCATTCTTGACATTGCCAGGAACCCTGAACAGTATGACTTGACTCTTCAGTCGGGTCTTGACATGGTTCTCGGTCGGGTTAGGGCAACCCCTTACTTCGAGCAGACGTCAAATGCTCGCAAGGAGTTTGACTCTTTGACGGCTGGGGAGCAGGAGGAGCGCGTCAAAAATGCGCGTATTGGTCTGGCTTCGGAGTTCGGCGACTACTTTTTGACGGTCAAAGAACTGGACATGCTGTCCAGGGACATTGCCAGGTCCAACCTGAATGGTGTTGCCCGCAACCAGTATGTGGCGTCGAAAGTCGGGACCCGTGCCCGTGGCCGGGACGACGTGCTGCAGACGGTAGAAGCAGACGACATCCGGAAGATTGCCAAGGCATATGGGTACCGTCCTGCGGATCTGGATGAGCAGATCTTTTCGGCGGTAACAGGTCAGGTGTATGCGCCTACGGGTACGGTTATTACGGCGGACACGATTCGTTCGCAGGGTGCACAGTTGGCAAAGGCTGCGTACTGGCATCTGTCCCCGCAGATCGACGCTGGTTTGACGTTGGATCAGATCTTCAGCCCGTACAGGCAGCGTGCTGCCAGGACGTTGGAGCGTTCCGAAGCCGACATTTCGTTGGATGATTCGTTGTTTTCGATGGCACTCAACCCTGATCAGACTGGAAAGCAGATGTCACTTGCGGATTGGGATCGTATGGTTCGGACTGATCAGCGGTTCGGTTACCAGTACACGACGCAGGCAAACCAGGATGCGACGAACCTTGGCTTGTCGATTGCCCGCATGTTCGGAGGTATCCGATGAGCGACCTCGGAGTTGGTTGGGATCTTTCCAGCATTGACCTGTCCGGGATGCCGGGTCTCCCGGAAATCGTTGTTCCTGCCGCTACTCAGGGTCCGGTATCCGGGACGTTTGATCCGGCCACTGGCATGTATATGGGTGGTGGCCCCTCCTATGCGCCTGGCAATCCTGCTAGGCCAGGGAGCGAGATGGACGGTGACAGTCCTAACCGGCCGGTTTCTCCGGAAGACGCACGTATCAGGCAGGTTGAAGAAGAACTGCGTCGGTTCCGTGAGCAGCAGGCCGAGATGGTTGCCCGTCAGCAACGTGACGCTAGGGACACGATCAAGCGGGTACTGGCCCAGTACAACCTTGACTCCTTGTCCGACTATTTGTGGAAGCAGTACACAGAGCAGTATGTGGATGTCAGCAACCCTGATGCGATTGTGTTTACAATCAAGGAGCAGGAGGCGTACAAGAGGCGGTTTGCCGGAAATGCGGCACGCGTTTCAAAGGGTTTGCCGGAACTGGATCCGTCCACTTATTTGCAGATGGAGGACTCGTATCGGCAGGTGCTGCGTAGCAACGGGATGCCAGACGGGTTCTATGACAGTGTCGAGGATTTTACCAAGTTCATTGAGGGTGACGTATCGGCTGCCGAGTTGAACGACCGTTTGCAGGAGGGCTACCGGGTGGTGGCGGATGCAGATCAGGAAGTCAAGAACCAAATGTCCCGTCTGTATGGGGTGACGGAAAGCCAGTTGGCTGCGTACTTTATTGACCCGGAGCGGGCCAAGCCGTACATGATGGCGTCGGATTATCAGCGTCAGGCACGGTCTGCACAGATTGCGGCGAGGGCACAGGAACAGGGTGGTATCAGCCTGACCGGGGATTTGGCCGAGGAACTGGCACGCCGTGGGGTGACTGCTGCTGAGGCGCAGCAAGGGTTTCAGGAGATTGGGAATCTGGGAGAGTTGCGTCAGCAGTTCTCCGGTGAGGAGGCTCTCACTCAGGATCAGTTGGTCCGTCAGCAGTTTGGTGCCGACGTTCAGGCTCAGCAGGCTTTGGATCGGCGTCGTCGTTCACGTGTCGGCGAGTTCCAGGGTGGCGGCCGGTTTGCTGCTACGCAGGGTGAAACGTCTGGTGCGTTGCGCCTTGGTGTCGGTCAAGCACAGTAGATCTGCTATAGTCCGGTCGTTCCAACCGGGACACCGCAGGAGAGTCCCCGACTTCTGCGCGTAACAAGGGTGAGATTCAGCAGCCATCCGGGACCCTCCACCCTGGATGTGGGCAGAAGGAGTGGGTCATGTCAGACAACTTCGAGTTTGAAGACGAAGCCGTCGAAGACCAGCCACAACCGAAGAATCCGGTGCGTGCTCGTATGCGCGAACTGGAAGCCGACAACAAGCGTAAGGATGAACTCCTTGCTCAGGCGTCACAGGCTCAACGTGAACTTGCTTTCCTGAAGGCCGGGGTCAATCCCGAGAACCCGATGGCAAAGTATTTCATCAAGGGTTATGACGGCGAACTTGAAGTTGACGCGATTCGGAAGGCAGCCGAGGAAGCGAATCTCATTCAGTCGCAGGGAAGGCACCAGGAGACCGCCCAGGAACAGAGGGCTTGGTCGAGGATTGGTGCGGCATCTACTGCTGGGGAGACGAGCGAACCTCCGGTTGACTATGTGGATCGGATCAAGAAGGCGAAGTCTCATCACGAGGTGATGCATCTGCTGGCCCAGGCTAGGGAACAACAGGACAACTAGCCCGGCGGGTTCTGCCCGCTGGGAAAGGCAGAATCACTAACAATGGCACTTACCCAGACCAGTTCGCTGTCTGTCGACCAGGCAGCGTATGAACAGATTGCGTACTTCGCACTCCGTTCAGAAATGCTGTTTGATCAGGTTGCGGACGTTATGCCGACCAACCAGTCGATGCCCGGTTCTTCGGTGATCTTCACCAAGTACGCGGACGTGACGGCGGCGACGACCCCTCTTACCGAGGACACGGATGTGACGCCGGTTGCGATGAGCGACTCGCAGGTCACCGTGACCCTGGCCGAGTACGGCAACGCGATCAACACGACCGCCAAGTTGCGCGGTACGTCGTTCCTCGACGTGGACATGGCTGCTGCGAACATCATCGGTTACAACGCTGGCGACTCGATCGACCAGGTTGTCCGTGAGGTTCTTGCGGCTGGTACGCAGAACATCTTCTACGGTTCGGGTGGCGCTTCGCTGCCGACGAGCCGTGCGACGGTGGGTTCGGATGACATCCTCACGGCGAACAACATTCGTCGGGTGACGGCGTCGCTGCGTGCCAAGAGCGTCGTAACGTTCAACGGCTACTACCTTGGGTTCATTCACCCGGACGTGTCCTATGACCTGCGCCGTGAGACCGGCAATGCGTCGTGGAACGCGCCGCACGTGCAGGTGGACACCGAGAACATCTACAACGGTGAGATCGGCACGTTTGAGGCGGTCCGGTTCATTGAGACGCCGCGAGCCAAGGTGTTCGCCAATGCGTCGGATGGCTCGGGTTCGTCGACGGGTTCGTCGGCCACGGTGGACGTGTACTGCACGCACATTACGGGCCGCCAGTCGCTGGCGAAGGCATACTCGATGGTGGACGGCAATGGTCCGTTCCCCCGCGTGATCCAGGGTCCCGTTGTGGACGTCCTCCGTCGGTTCAACCCGACGGGTTGGTACTGGCTTGGCGGTTATGGGCGCTTCCGTGAGGAGTCGCTCAGCCGTATCGAGTCGGCTTCCAGCATCGGGGTCTAGTACTCCTGATACAGTAAGCATGGGGGGTCGGCGGTCTACCTCCACCCGTCGGCCCCCCACTTGCTGAGATGGCTACGTTTACTCCTCCTACCGACGATTTCGTAAGGTATGGAGATGCGTTCGTTTTTGGAGTGGCACGCCGTTTGTGGCGTTTCTTTGACCCGGAGCCTCGTGGCAGGAATGTGTACCTGCTCACTGACGGCACCTACTCGGAAGTAGACCAGCGGGATGCCC